CGCGGATGCCTCGGTCTTGGCTCCAAGACTGGCCGTCTGTGCTGTAGCTGGTCGAAATGATTGGGTTAACCCCAATCGCTACGCTGCCGGTTAAACTTACAAGCTCCATTTCGTTAAAGATTGCGCCGTTGCCCTCGTTGTACACAATGAGCGTGCCAAACTCCCAGCGGACAATCTGCGCCCAGTGGCTGCTAATGTTGTCGACTAGATAGCCTATTGCGTTTGACTGCGTGTCACCTACAAGCCACTTGTCGTAAGCCCATACCATGTTTTTTGCTCGGTATTGTGCGAAACCAATTGTGCTAGTTGTTAGGGTAAACCATACGGGCGTTTGCAATGCCTGCGATGCGGTAGCGTCATAGACAATGGTCCGGTCCGGTAAATGAATATATAAGTGATTATGGTTTTTATCGTTTCGAGCTTCGAGCTTGACGGTAACGAGCTGAGCCTCTGTATAACCAAGCAGTATTTGATCAATCTCTTGCGTGCTGAGTTTTTGAGATGTTGCGTTAACGCCAATGTAAATGCCAGGCGCTTCATTTCGACCGCTTCCTAAGAAAGCAATGCCATTGAAAAATACACAGCAGCCAAATGTTCCGATTACGCCCTTTTGGATTTGAGCACCTTCTATTCGCTGGAATGGGAAAAACTCGCCTCCCACGTTATCAAATACCTCAATCGTGTTGCGGTTTAGCGCGTAGATTTCGTTCCTCAGCTTGAGCAGGGCAACGATTGGATCAGGGTCAACCTCTGAGCTGCCGTACTTTAAAGGGCTGACCTGCGTAGGGTCGGACAACTCTGTAACCACAAGCGAGCTGCCGTCTGTGGTCATGTAGTACCCATCTGCCCAGACGACATCCAGCACAAGACCAAGATCGGGGTCTGTTACCTGGACCAAAGATGATTCGTCCCAGTAGTAAAGCCGCCCGCCAGAAGCAATTGCAAGACGGCCGAAGCCGTAGTCCATTGTTACCATTTCGGCAGTCGGGCCGCCTACGTCGCCTAGTGTTGTGACAACCCCATCACGGTCAATAGACACCAACTTAGTGCCCATTACCCGATAACACTCATTGCGCCAGTTGATGCCGCCACGGTCAATGCCTGGGCCAGAGCCGTTTGCCACAATGCCGTCTCCAGGGCGCAAAAAGCCCTTGCTGATNCCTGAGTCTTTCGGGACCGGCACTAAGTTCACGGGGTAAGACGTGCGCAGGTCTGGGCTGCTATCGGCAAAGATTCCGTTNAGAATAGGGATTTGCATAGCTTAGTTCCACTTCACNCGGTTGGNCCAATACGCTGCGCTCATTTTGCCCTTGGCAATGTTGTCNGCGTGACGGGCTTTGAATGATTCCCGCCGGGCTTGGTCGGCTTTGGATTCGCTGTCTGTTTTTGGCGAGCCTGAGACGCCTTGCTGACCAAAGCGGATGGTTTTGATTTGATCTCCGGACTTTGCGACTACAACATGCGACTTGGTAGCGTGCGAAGGCGTGCGCTTTGGCTTGTTAAAGCCCTCAACGCCAGCGCGTGCAAGCCGTGTGTCTTTGGTGGCCATGCTTAGGCAATCCGATACCAACTGTTTAGCGACTGCACAAAACGCACCCGGAAGTTGTCCTGTGCTTCCAGAGTTGTGGGCACACCATAAGATGCTGACGCGCCGTTGATCGCAAGAGTAAAAGCTGTAATCTGTTGCGTAGTTGTGACCAGCACTTCGGTGCCGTCTGGGGTCTGGGTGTTGAGTGGCAAGGTAATTGTCCCGGTGGCCAAGGTGCCAGCGGGTTGCAATAGCATCCACTGTTGCTGGCTAACTGGCGTCGGAACAGTGATGTTGAAGCCAGTTCCCGGCGTAGAAATGCTGGTTGCCAGCGATGGTGATGCAAACGTCTGCTGAAAGTAAGTCAGCAAAGCGTTGATTGACAATCTCCGTGCGTCGCCGTTGTTCGGACTGTAAACCGGGATTTGATCGCCGGGCGATGCTTGCGAAAGCAGGGGCAGTTGATTGATGTAAGGCATCTTAATCTTTCAGTAAAAATCAATTTGTCCGTCAGGTCCAGCAAGCACAGGATCAATGGGGATGCGCAAAAACGGGTTGTCGTAAGTGCGCCAAGGCTTGCGGCCAGCGCCTGCTGGCATGGTGCTTGGTAGTTGCTGTTCGGATGGCATGGTGGCGCGCTGTAACAATGTGTTGTAGCTGTCCTTGGCCACTGCCTTGGTCTCTATCATGACCTGCTTGCCGTAGCTTGGGGCCAGTCGGATAGCTAGATTAGTAATAACGGCTTGATTCGCTGAGTCAGGCCCAAGCGTTGGCTCATCCAGATCACTATCTTGCGGGCTGCCAGGCAGTGGATAACCTAGCCGTATGCCCTTGCCGTTCCAGTCCGCCATCATTGCATCAAGGCGGCGCATAGCAGACTGTAGCTGCTCCGGTTGCAGGTCAAAAACATAGGATGCAAGGCCGATTTCTTCGAATGCGGCCGCAACAAATTGGCGCTTGCTGTAGCCCATGTTTATTTCCTTTTAAGTGCGGTATTGATTAACTCAAGCAACTTTTCGTCGCTTGTGCGTTTGCTGTATTTTACGCCTAGCTCATCCGCTTTTGTTATTAACTCTATGCGGGTTGGTGGTGCGTTGTCTTCTGAGATGACTATTTGCTTGACAACAATGCGGTGATTGATACCGTCCAGCGGTCGGGATGGCTTTCGCACGCGCACAGGCTTTTTGCCTTTTTTATATTTCGGTAAAAGGATATTGTCCGACATTACTTGGCCTTCTTGGCCGGCTTGGCGGTTTTTTCTGAGGATACAAAATCGGCTTTACTGGGTGCGCCTTTAGCGCCGACTTTACGCATTCGCTCTGGCGTTTTGCCTGCGGCTTTTTGCGACTTGATTCGGCCTTGCTTTGCGTTGATATTGGCGTAGAGACCTTGTTTCATTTCTTTGCCTTTGATCCTGGAATTAAAAAAGAAAGGGCCGAAGCCCTTCCCTTATCTCAGATTACTGATTGAACAGCAAGATGCCTGATTGCTCTGGCGCTTTGTTCACCACACCAAACAGCGTGTCAAGACGATACTTGATGGTCATGCTGTCGATGTCGTAGAACTTCTGCATAACCAGCTCAATGCCTTGGTCAGTGGCGGCGCGCATAACTGCGACACCAGCATCCGACGGCACAGCGTAGCGGCCTGGCAGGATCTCCAACGAATCGCGCTGCCAGAACACATTCACCGATGCGGTGTTGACGTTCAGGAACACGATTGCAGCGGTATTAGATGCGGTTTCAACAGCAACGTTTTTATATTGCAGTTGGGCATCTGTAGGCGTCGGAGTGGCACCGATGATTGGCGGCGTGATTGTCATGGTCGTGCCAGAATTTACCGAGACAACGCGGAAGGTCTTGAGTTGACCCGTGCTTTGCTTGGTAATGTGATGCACGGCAAAGACGCCAGCAATCGTAAACGCATCACCAGCAGCCACGCTTGTGGTCGCGGAAACGGTAACAACCTGGAAGCGGTTATCAACGTTGATTTGACCACCGACCGACGTCGATGTTGCCTGCGGCAAAAAGTTTGCCTGAGTGCCTGCGCCATCTGTGTCAATGGTCAAAGCGCCGCCGCCTGCTGCTGCTGTCTGGCGGTTGGCATAGTCCATTTTGTAGGTGTCAAAACCTGCAACCATACCAACGAATGACCGCTCGTAGGCTTTTTCCGACTTAGCATTACCAAAGCTGCGGGTAGCTACTGCCAAGTTACCAGCCAAGCCGTTATAGTCGCGGCTGGAAAGAGCCAGGAAACGATCATAGTCTGGCACGCCCTGTTCGTTCATAATGGCGTCGCACAAGGCGATGTCATCATAGTCGCCAGATGCGGCGGCGATAGGCACCACCAACGAGCCCAAGCCAGCGGCTGCGTTCATGATGGCAATGTTGATGTCGCTTGCCAGCTTTTGCTTGGCGCTGTCACCCAGACGGCCTTCTTGCAGCGAGTCTCGCAGCTCCAGGGTCGTCAGTTCAAAAGGAACGGTTTTACTGAATCCCAGAGTTGCCGGAACAGCCAGCTGGGTCATGCCCTGATAGCTTGAAATTGCCGTGCCAGGCGTGCTGTTGATTGACTGGGCAATGTAAGGCTGTGGACGCCAGATGGTGTTGTTGGAACGCTCCATCATCGTCGAATCAGTGTTGTACACCGAGACGTTGCGAGAAAGCACTAGCGCGTCTTGAAAGCCTTCGAGCAAGTCTTCAAATGCGACGCGCTCTTCTTTGCTGAATGAATTTGCCATGGTTGGCTCCTAAATTAAAATTACTTGGATGCCGCGCGCTTTTGGGCTTTGTACTGGACGACCTTTGTCATATTGCCAGTTTTTTCAGCTTCGGCGCGCAGCCGTTCTAGGGTTGAGTCTACTGCTCCTGATGTACGACCTGTTGAGTTAATCATACGTTCAGGCGCTGGGGCTGCTTTTCGGTTCGTCACTTTCAATTCCTTTTCAAGTTTCGCGACCGCAAAAGCAAACTTTACGGGGTCTTCTAACTTTGCCAACTCTGCTGCCTTCTTCGGGTTTTTTCCGAGTGCGTAAATAACTAACGCGGGATTATCAGCGCCTTGTAAAACAATTCCTTGCTGCGTGACGTTGAAGAGTTCCTGGGCCACAGCTTCGGCTTCCTCGTAGTCACGGACTTTAAGCTCTGCTTTCGCCTTGCCATAGCCGTCTAGCTTTTCCTGCCAGGCCCGTTGTTGCGCTTGCTCTGCTGACTTAGATTTTTCGATCTGAGTGTCAGCGTTGCGTTTGCGGTCAAACCAGTCTGACAGTGCATTTTCGTACTTGTCGGAATCATAATCGTGATCCTCGAGCTTTGGCTTGGCACCAAGTAGGACTGGTTTGATCTCAGTCGTTGTGGTGCTTAGGCGTGACTCTAGTTCACGGATACGCTTGTCTTTTTCCCTGCTTGTCTTACGCAGCTCTTTAACCCAAGCGGGTGCGTGAGTCTGCTCTTCTTGAGGCGGCGATTCCTCACCAATCGAAACAATTACATCATTTTCGTCGCTGTCGTCTTCTTCGTTTTCGGCTTGGTTGTCCTGGTCGGCGCTGGATTGTTGCTCAGTGCCCACGTGCTCAGTATTGTCTTCGCCGTTGTCGTCGATTACTTCAGTTTCGTCTTCAAAGTTATCGTTTCCGTTTTCTGCCTTTGTTTTCATCGATTACCCCATTTGACTCACCCAATTAAAACGGCTGGGCGGAATCCGTATATATGCAATTATCACACGATCTATTGCGGGTTGACAAATGGTTGAGTTTGGTCTTCAACAAGTTCGCTAATTTCGCGAGCCATACTGATGGCGTGGTCTTCGGTGTCAATGTCAATATTGGCCAAGGTCTCAACGGTTTTAGCGCGCGCAAGCTCTGCATCGGCTACTGTCTTGACAGTATCCGCGCGGGCTTTTGCGGCCTTGGCAGTGGCTTCCTCGGCGGCGGATTGCAGGAATAGAGCGTTCGGGTCTTGCGGCTTGTTCTGCAATTCGGCCATTAACTCTTCGGCTTCTTTGTCTGTCGGTTTTACGACACCCATGCGAATCAGACGCATGCGGAAAAACTCACGAACCTCACTGATTCCCTCTCCCTCCATGTTCATCATGGCCATCGACCCAAGCACTTGTAAGGTCTCGGGGTCTTGAGTTATCTGCATCATGCCCGTCAGTGATCGGACGGTTGCGGCTTTCTTACTGCTGCTAGATGGCCCAACATCTACGGTAACGTCAAACTGTGCATCTGATAAATCGTTTTCCATCTTCATTTCGCCGGTCTCTTGGTCAATCATCGGCTTCATGAGTTCGACCTGTGCCGGGGATTCGTCTGCTGCAATAATTTTCATTTTGCGACCGTCTTCGACGTAGACATCTTTGGCCATGCTTAGCCATATCTCGCCGCAACGCTTCATGGCTTTGGAGAAATTGCTGATGTAAATGAAAGTCTGCATGTCCAGGCGCTGCTGAATCATTTCAACGGCTTTGCCGCTGATGTTGCTAACAATCTTGTCGCCGCCTGTCTGGTTACCGAGGATGTCTTGCATGTCGGTTTCGGTAACTTGCAAGAGCGCCGCCATTGCTGGTGGGATATTTGGCGCTCTCGTGTAAGCAACCGGGCCGGCAATAGATTGGCTGCCGTCTGGGCCAGTGATTGGGTTAATGAGTAAGTAAGGGTAATCTTTGAGATTGTCCTCTGACCACATGACCTGATGACCGGCTACCTGCTCGGGCATAAGAATAGGCTTCTCAACGCTTGATAGTGCGCTGATCTCGCCCAGCTTAGATAGCTGCATGTTCTTGAGCCGCTGCGCATCTTTGGCCAAGCGCACGTGACCCATGCACCGCTCAATGTTGTCCACAAACCACCGTTTGCCATAGACCGGCACAATCGGGATGCACTTGCCAGCAATATAGCCTGCGTCCTCTAGCACGCGGCCACCGCTTAAAACGTACTTGCGCACCTTGCGGCTTTTGATTTTGCGCTGTCGAACTTCGATACTGCCGATGGCGGCGAGCGTGGATTCCAGCTCTGGATCGTTGGCAAAGTCTTTGGCTCGATACTTTTCCTCTGTCCCGTCAATGCCCTGGAAGATTCGAATGGTTTCGGTTATGTCTTCAACTTTGTAGTATTCGGCTACGAAAACAATATCAGGCGTGCTCCAGTCAAACTCGTATTGATGCACGGTTTTGGGCCAGTTTGTTGGGTCGTCGTCAAACTCTGCTTCATAGCTTGCGCGAGTCATGCTATAGACAACATAACAAAAACGAGCGTCCGACTTGTCTTGCCGCTTGGCGTTAAGGTCAAAAAACACAGAACTGTCTGCGTCGAAGATCGGCTCAATCAAAATCCGCTGGCGTTCGTTGTCTTCGCTTTCGTCGTCTTCGTACTGGGTGCGCAAGCGCCATGCGCCAAAACCGCCACCCACGGCCTCTTCGAAGGCATTGTCATACGCCTCATCCGCCACGCTGTCTTGCTCATCCGCTCGATAAAGACCATCGCAGGTGTCTGCCAGTTGGTCGGCGTCGCTGCCATCTTTTGGCGTAAAGTCCACCGTGATGCGGTTGTTTCGGTATTCGCTGATGATGCGCATCACCGAAAGAGCGACTTTGTTGACCTCAAACTTAGGTTTGTTTTCGTAGATGTCCCAAAGCGGTCCCTCCCACTGAGCGCCGCTAATGCTGTAAAACCGCCGGTCTTGTAAGCATTGCAATCGTTCATCGCGCAAGGCAGTCTGAACGTCGTCAAACTGAGCTAACGCCTCAGAATGTAGCTCTGTTAGTCGCTGCTCTTTATTCGGTCGTGCCATGTGTATTCACCTCGGTTGGCGTATTTTCGCTTATTTTTACCATTTTGACAAAGTTGGTATTGGCGTGAAGTTAATCTGCTTGTTGCTGTTTGCGGTTCTGCGCACACCTTCGCAAGCGTATCTGAGCGCGTCAATGACGTGATTTTTTTTGTCTTCCAGCACGGGCAATATCTTACCTGTCAGCGGGTCTTGCTTATAACTGTAAAGCGTTAGCTCGTCAATCGTGTGCGTGCAGCGCGGGTGAACGATGATGTCGTAATTTTTCAGGAACTCAATACCTTCTTCAACCGACTTGGGACCTTTGACCGCTGTCATTATTTTCGGAAAACCATTTTTGCGCATGTGGCTGATGGTCTCTGGCCTTGCTGAGTCGGCCACTATTGGCCACCTTTCGGCCTCCGGCACTTGCATAAAAAGCTCTGGCGTGTTGACGATTTCGCAGCCTACCATGTACGCTTCGTGGTCGATGTAAAGGTTTCTGCCGACTATGTGGCAGCGCACAAGCGTGGTCGGATCAACGGCAAAGCCCCAGTCTGCGCCTAGCCTGTGAATAGCATCTGGCGGCGCTTCAAAGTCGTCAATGCGCCAGTTTTTGAAGACCCGAGCCTGGCTGTTGGTTAAATAGCTGCCTTGCCAAACGTGCTGATATTTTTCTGGGTCTCGGCGCTTATCGTACTCCATCTCGTCCTTGAGGACGTCAGGAAACCATGGATTGTCACAAAAGTTAACCCGTAAGACGTGGGCGTCTTTGGGCGGCGTGGTGCCGCGTAAAAGAAAATCAACAGGGTCGCTTTGCTGGCGCGGGTTCCATGTAAACCATAACTCCGACACGGGTTTGCGAATGGTTGGGCGAAGCAGGTCAAGGCTTGTTTGACTCAAGCTCTGGGCTTCCTCGACCCAAGCGCAATCGTAGCCCTCCAGCGACTTGATACTGTCGGCTGTGTGGTTCTGCATCCCTTGAAAGATAATCATCCCGTCGCCCTTTTTGGACTTGATGACGGACTCTTGAACCTCAAAGTAAGCGCCGGCATTCATGGCCTCAATTTTGGTCTCAAGCAATCTTTTGACGGATTGATTCAGTGATTTTTGAATCTCACGCACGCAAACGCTTCGCCGCTTTTGGTCCATTATGTGCGACTCGATCATCATTTCAGCAAAAAAATGAGATTTGCCTGAGCCACGACCACCCCAAGCGCCCTTGTATCGCGATGGGTTGAGCAGAGGCACAGCCCAGGCTGGCGTTTGAATTTGCAGGGTCTTGCTCATTGCTTGATTATGACGCGCTCAATCTTCTGGATTGACAGAGGTCGGTCTGGATCGCCTGACAATTCTAGCTTGTCGCCGTACTTTTTCGGTGCCAACTTAGAAAGCAGCCATTTTCTGGTGTCAACTTGCAGCCGCTGCTTTTGTACCGCTCCCGTATCAGTTGAGCCGCTGTCTGTGCTGCCAACGGGTGCATCTGCAATCAACAAGGTCTCGGAAGCGATAAACTCAATCAACTCCTCGCGCGCGCGTACGTATCTTTCGGCCAACTCTGGATCACCGTCCACCCATCCATTAAATGTGCCTTGAGGCACGCCAGCCAATTTGCAGGCTCTGAAAGCGCTCAGGCCTTCGCGCATGCCCTGAAGTACCTTGTCCTCAATGTCTGACTTATTTTGCCTTGTATACGCCTTAGATGGCCTTGCATCGGCACTCTGTAAGATCGCAACCTCTTTCCCTGGTTTGGTTTTAGCCATAATTCAAAACCCCGAAGATGTGCGAGTTGTACAAGTGAAGCTGCCGTCCAGGTTTTTTACGCAATGGGTCGTCGTTTGAGCCTGAACAATTTGTGCGGTAAAGATTGCCGCAATGATGATGAGTGTTTTCATAGTTTGCTTTCAAGAATAATTGTCTTTTTTGCAGCCGCCTTAATGGCTGGGTGAATTTGGCGCAAGGCAAAGATGCCGCGAACCTCCGGCAAGTTCGCTGCTGCTTTCCTGGCCCGGTAAGCCGCCTGGCGCTCGGCCGTTGTCTTAGCTGTCATTTGATTAGAACGTCAAAGTAGTCCAGCATGAGCAAAAGGCAAACGCTGAGAAGGGTTAGTGCGCCGATGGCGCGTGCTATCCAATGTCGCGCCTGGTTGGCCAGTGGTGCCGGCCGGAGGTCAATGTAATGCAGGCGGTTCATTTTTTATCCTTTGGTTGAGATGCCCGGCTCTTAGGCCGGGCAGGTTGCTTTAAGCTGCTAACGTAACGTCCGCCCAGGCTTTAGCTGCAAGCACCGCATTGGCATCTTCCATGCTGTTGATGGCGCTGCGTGCTTTTTTTACGATGTCAAGCACGTGGCTGGCTGTCACCTTGTCGCCGGTTGGCATTTGGCCCTTGAATTCGATGCAGTACATGAGGCAGTTTGCGTTGTTCATTTCGTTGTCCCTTTGTGTTGGTGTGAATTAATTATAACACCGTTACACGATAACGCAAGAACTTTCTATCTTTTTTTTTTAGACACCCTTTTTATCCGCATCCCAAATCCCCCTCACCCCTCACCCTATAGGGTTGAGGGGTGGGGAGGGGGATTTTTTGGGACTTTTGCCCCCTTCCCCTCAAACACCCCCAGGGGTTCCGAGGGGTTGAGGGGTTGTATTTAAACAACACTTTTACTCATCATCATGGC